ATTTTATTTGCAAAGCCTTCTTGTATGCAAGACTCTGTAACCATATGTGACATAACTTGAGTTTGGTAATAAAGGGCTGCAGAAATTTTTTGAACAGTCCCGCCATGGTCTATGACTCCAGATGGCTTTGAGCCCTTCATAAGGGCTGCTAAGCCGTTAGAAGCGGATTGTAGAGCAGCAGCATTAGTCGCCAATTGTCTGGTTCTCCGATCTTGCTGCCATTAAATTGTACCCAAGGATATTTCCAAATGGATCTGTAATTGGCGTATTTCCAACTATTTCAAAAACTGTTGGAGTATTTGTAGGGTAATTTAATTCAAACCAAACAACTTCACCGTTAGCATTTCTAATATTTGTTATTTTATCTCTATGTGATATAAATTTGTCTACACGAATTTGAATTGCTTCTGTATCCTTAAACTTTGTAGAATATTTTTGTTTATCAGTTCCTCTACCGCTAGTTGAGCTGATGCTTCCTTTTGCAAAGCAGGATACAGTTGAATTATACGCCCACGTTTTTTTAAGGGCTCCAGTATCTGGGTCTTGTTCATCCTGTTGTGTGTAAACGTCTGCTTTCATTGACAGAATTGAATTTACTAGATCTATCATTAGATCACCAGCATTTGTTTAATAACGTATCCAGCAAGGATGTTGTCTACAAAAAAGTTTCCTGTTCCATTATAAACCTGTGGGTCAAATTCAAACTGCCAGTCAAAAGTCTGGATGCTTTTCACATATTTATTTTTCCATTGTGTGTCTTTATTGAAAAAGTCTTTCATTAATTCAATGGTTGCAATATTTACTTCATCTGGAACAAATTCCCAGCCAAACTTACCTTGAATTCTATATGCTACATCTTTTCTAAAAAATCCTTGAAATCCAATATCGTATACAGTTGGAGAAACCATACCGTTAGCTAAATAAACAGTATTGTCTCTATTAATTGAATCTCCTCTATCAACCTTTATTCCATACCCGCTAGAAACAGGAATAATGCTGTACCCAATATTATTTACATTGTTTGGGTTATCTATTAAAAGAATGTCGTTTGCATAAAGCTCATGGATATTATTTACTTTGTAAAGAGTTTGTACAGAATCATCTCCGCCACCATAAACTGTTACTGCGTCATCGTATAAATAAAACCAATCATTTGTATAATTTTCAATTAACTTTCTTGCATATTTTTCAGCAAGCTTAAGTTCATCATAGGATCTATAATTTTCATCGCTTGGATCAACACCTATACCAAGAGCATCTATAGCCTCTGAAATGTTTACATATGGAGTGACTACATCAACATAAGTTGTATTAGATCCAGCATTTCCCTGAACCTGATAAGACCATACTAGCTTGAGTTTTCTATTTCTTGAAGTAATATTAAAAGGAAGAACTACTTCATAGTTTCCATTGTCTGTATCTAAATTAGTTGCAGTGTATGTTCCTATTGATACTTCTGGATTAAGAGATGGAATAATGGCTGGGTCTGAAGTTATATCGTAAACAGTAACGGTTACATTGCCATCAGCGTCTACTGGTTGACCTCCCCAATAGATTTTATGACGTAGTGGTCCGTTACTATTTACATATAATTCTGCCATTTGAAATTTTCGTTAAGCGTAAAAGTCCTGGACTTCCTTTGCTGTGGCTAAACGAAAACCCTCCTCTTTTTCAAAAATTTCTTCTGCCTTTTCTGTTGGCATTGCAACAAACGGATGCTCTCTTGTAAAAGTGTATCCTACGGCATCATATCTAAAGTTTGCTCTTGTCATTCTAACCAAAACTGTGTTTTCTGGCTGTTCCTTCTTTGGATCAAACCTTGGTGTCACTTCTTCCATTTCGACTGATTCATCTTCAATGTTTTTAATTGTCTTTTGGTAAACGTCCCATGTGACGCCTTCTTCTGCAAGTGCTGCTATAATTTCTGCTTTGTTCTTTGAGTTTGGTAAATCAACTGCAAAATCTTCAGCAATTTGACGAAGCTCTGCAATTTTCAATGTCGTAAATGACATATATTCTCCTTTGTTCTCATTAATTATATCATTGTAAGGTTAAAAGGTAAAGACCCCCAAAACTTATTAAATTTTAGGGGTCTTTAATAGTATCTTCTTAAATTAGGAAGCTACCTTAACGTTCTTTACGACTACCCAAGCATCTGCTTGTTCAATCTGAACGCCTACACGAGTGTAGAGTGTGTACTCAACTGAGTCCTTACGTGGCCAGAAGAATCTGTATACAGTTACATCACGCTTAATTCCAATAACTACGTTATTTGGGAATGAAAGGTGGATGTCACCATGATCTCCTGATGCACCAGTATGTGTACCAGTTTGAGTTTCCTTTAGAAGTGGGACTTCAACAATTGGAATACCAAATGCAAATGGTGCTACATAACCAGCTGGTCCACCAAGTGGAGCCACATCACCACGGATAACGCTTGATGCGATATCTTGTGGGATTGTCTGATTTGTACCAATGCTTTGCTGGTATAGGAAGTCCTGAATAAGGTTAGATCCTGCAAGGAAGCGTAGGTCTGTACGACGTTGCTTGTACTTACGTGGAAGTGCCTTAAGTGCTGAGTTGAATACTGCACGAGAGATATTAGCTCCCGCTGCATCTACAACATGGCCATTAGCCTTTGCCTTCTTGACTACACCATCAAATGCCTTATAAAGTGCATCTCCTGTTAGCGAAGCATCGCCATTGAGAACCAAGTCTTCAATGTCGTTACCTGCCTGTGTTGCCATAAGACGTGCAATATGATCTTCAAGATCTGGACCTTCGATATTGTCTTCAAGAGACTCTGTTGAGAGTTCCCAGTCAAGACGAAGCTTCTTTGTGGACAAAGAAATCTTGGAGAATGTAACGCCTGCGTTTGATGAAGTATCTTCGGCTTCAGAAGCGACTTTCATCAACTTCTCGCCTACTCCGATACGATCAATCTCAGTTGTGTCTGCCTTCATTCTAACTGTACGTGCGACTTTACCGATAACGGTTGCATCGAATACGTAGTCAAGGAATCGTGCTGACTGCTCTGGATTTAGGAGACCACCTGTTTGGGTAGCTCCAACGTGAATGCCAGTACCTGTAATGGACTGTCCATTCATAGATGTAGATACAGTAGTATTTGCTGCTACTGCCTTTTCTAATAGTTCATTGCTCATTTTATTTTTTCACCTGCCTTTTTAATTTAGAATGTCGTTCACGGAACCGAGGAAAGCGCCGCTCCATTTTGATTTCTTTACAAACTCTGTTGACCCGCCAAGGTCAGCAGACTTCTTAATTGCAGTATCGCCCTCTACTGCGTCGATTCTCTTTTCGACTGAATTGATTGTTTCACGAATACCTTTTACAGTTTCGCTCAAATTGTTGTGCTGTTCTGCCAACTCGACAATTCTTGCCTCAACACTCTTGCTAAAGGACTCCACAGTGTTTTTAACTTCTGCAACCTGTGCTGCATTTGTTTCTGCTGCCTTGCTAAGTGTATCGGACAAGAAGCCCTTGAGATCCCCTAGCATCTTTGCAAAATCAAGCTCTTCTGAAGCTGCTTCTGCTGCTGGTTCTCCTGCGGTATCGGCGGCAACTGAGTCTGCAGCTGGTGCTGCTTCTTCTGCAACTGCTGCTGCTTCTGCTGCTGGTGCTTCTGCTACTGCTTCTGCTGGAGCATCTGCTGCTGGAGCATCTGCTGCTGGTGCATCAACTGCTGGTGCATCAACTGTTGTTTCTTCTGTCATCTTTGTTACTTCTTCTGACATAGTTGTACCTCCTTTATTTACTTCGGTGTTGTTTTCAAGTTCATTTGCAGAACCAGAAATCTTATTAATGTGTTTCTCATAAACAAAACGAACTGCGTCCGATTTGTTAATATCATTGTTTTCAATCCATCCAATAATCTCCATTTGTTTGCCGCATGCTGTGCATTCACGAGATTGGAGTGCTTCTGAAACTACAATATTGTCATGCTCACAGAAAAATACGTTTGCTGCTGCAATTTCTGTAGCAATTCCTTTAAATACCATTTGTCCATTTACTTTTTCAATTGATAGAACATTGCAAAGTTGGTTAGCTGGAGAATCTACTAATGAAAGTTCTACTAGATCATAATCTTTAATAAATCTTACAGACGTTCCATCTGCTTTATTAACTTCATTATCCGACTCATTAATTCTTCCACCTATTGAGAAACCAGAAAGAGTGCCATCAAGAACTTTTTCCCAAGTATCTTGTGCACCCTTTGAAATGTATGTACTCACCCAAATTCCATCGTAAAAAGATTTTGACATTGGATCAAAAAAAGTTTCTGGTCTAAATGACAAAATTTTTCCGACTGCAATTGGCTGATGCATTTCACGAATGTTGCCTCTAAAGTTTTCAAACGCTTTAAGGCTCGCTTCTGCTGTGACAACATCGCCTGTTTGGTCTACATTGTTTAATGTAGCAAAACCTGAAACAGTTCGGTTCTCTTTGTTGACCTTTGTAAATGGTACGCTAATAGATAGACGATTACCATTACTAGACCAACTGGTCTTTTCAATATTCATACTGTATAAAGTTTATCAACCACTAGTTAAAAAGGCAAATAATAGTCACCTAAAAAATGCTATTCTGCTTGCCTTCCGTCTCCCTTGGCATTACGACCTTCGCCAGAAATATCTGGAGAATTTGCTTGCCTTTCTTGAGAACGCTGTCTTGTATTTCCAGCCTGAGCAGCCTGTTCAGCAGCTTGATCGCCCTTCAAATCAACGACCTCATCGCCGCCTTCAAGCGGAATCATGCCCTTTCTGATTCTTACTTCATTAGGGGTAATTACTTGCATACGCAAATATCTTTCATCAATTTTAGACTGAGTATCCTCATCTGTAAGACTTAATTCGTTAAATTTAATTATTAAAGCATCTGTCTTTTCTTCAATAACCGCATTTAATTTCTTTTCAAGTCTCATCTGTGCTGGACGGCATACTTGCTCTTTAAATGTTTTATCTGCATCACGAGCAACTGCAAGGTTTACTCCTTCTGGGGTTCCAACCTTGTTAATTGGAACACGGTGTGCCAATAACATTTCATCTCTATTTGCTTTGCGATATTTATCAAATGAGCCTTCCTGAGTTCCAGCCTCAATTGGCTCCATCTTAAATTCAACTTTAGACTCTGGAGTATCTGCTGGCAGTGGAATATAAAGTGATCTATGGTTTTTACCCTTTAGACCTACCTGGAAAAATTCAAGCAATTTTCTTTCTGATTCTGGTGAAAGCTTTGCACCCTTTGCAGTAATAATATATCTTGGAACTGCTTTGTTTTCAAAATAGTCTAAGTTATATTTAGCTGCAAATTCATTTCCAGCCAAAGAATTCTGTGCTGCAATAATGTCTGGAATTCCATAATATTGATTTACTGGAGTATATTTCTTTAGGTGAATAATTTCATTTGGTCTATCGTTACCGCCTAAAATTGGATTAGGAGTTTTTTGATCCCCATAGTTTCTAAAGAATACAAGCTTGCCATAAAGTAATTGAACAAAGCCATCTCTTGTTCTTCTAACTCTCATTGTTTTTGCAGGAATATGGCCAATATATCCAATGTCTCCACGGACTGTTCTTCCTATTTCAATATATCCATTACCTGTAGATTCGTAATCTGTCCAAACTTTAATTAATGTTTCTTGGAATGTATCTTCACTATTACATTGATCTAGCCAGTCCTGAAGATCTTGCTTTAGTTTAGAAAGTTTTCTGCGAGCTCTTTCTAATTGTTTTTCATCCGTTATTCCATCAATAGCATCATTTGTTTTTCTAGTTTCAATAAATTGATAACCTAGACCAACAATGTTTGAAGTCTTTGCATTACATGCTGCATAGTTATATGTTGAAATTTCATAAAGCCTTGAAAGATATTCTAGATTATATACAGGCTCTATTACATCAAGAAAAGCGTAGCCAGTTATTGCCTGCGCCAAAAGGCTTTGCTGTGTTTCAGCACCATCTTTTCCAGTAAATGCTTTTGTAACTTCTCTGCTTAATTTTCTTCTAAATGCAGGAGAAAGTCCAGACATTTTTTGAAGTTCTTCTGCAGATAGTTTAAATTCATCTGGAGAACCCTCTTCTTGTAGTTTAGAAAATCTAACCATGTCTGCATATGTGGTTAGTCTTATTTCATTATCTAAAGGTTCTGTGTCTTCTTCATATGTAGACTTCATTTCTTACCCTTCCTCATTTCGTCTTTATAGACTCCAATATCTAATTGATCTGGAACTAGACCCCACTCAAGACGTTGCTTCTGATATTCAAATTCTTCGTCATCAATCTTTCTTCTTCCAGAAAGAAATTTTGGCTGTCCCTCATAAATTCCATAATGTCTGACCGCTCTAGCCAAGGCGTCTATCTTTGCCTTGTTGCCTTTCATGGAGGTGACAGAAAGAAAGTTTCCGTCGTCGTCGCCTATCCATCTGCCATCTGGCATTTCCCAGACATAGATTCCTAGAGTTGTTTCCTCTACAATCTGCTTATTCATGCT